TAAAAGGTCGCGATTTAAAGCTGTTTCAAAAGCCTTAACAATCGGGTAAATTGCAAACTTAAAAGTGTCTTCAAAGCTATCCGATATGTGAAAAAGGTTATGAATTTCCTTTTGAAGCGTTATTTTGGATTCATTAAGCTGCATATCCGTTACGGTGTCTGAAGCTTCCTGAAATTCAAGGCCGTTATTTAAAATAACTATCTTGTCAGATTCGTTTGAATACATTTGTGCCCAAGCCTGTTTGAGTTTCGCAATAGCTCCTTCATCCAAGGTATGAGTGGATTTCAAAAAACCTCTCTTATTGCCACCCTTCTTGACCATCCCCAGCTGGTATAACATAGTCTGATAGGCGGTTTCCAGCATTTTCGAAATCTGAGCGGTTAATCCTTCACCGGATGCACCGTCTTTTGTATTTCTTAAAAGTTTAATGAAATCAAAATCCCGGTACTCTTTGCCCATTACAAGCAGCTTGTAATATTTATAAATCGGATCGTCTGATTTCCACACTTCAATATGCCTTTCCTCGACATAATGGAGACCTGTTACATCATTCCTGCTTTTTGAAATATAACAATATCCGCCTTTTCCCATAAGGTAATCTTCAACCATTGCTTTTTTGGTTTGAAATGCATCCAGTTTGTCCGCTGTATCGCCATTCAAGAACGTTTCTCTTACATCGCCGTTAATTCTTTCCACCTTATCATCTTTATTACGATAAAGCTTTATAGGCATTGAGGCTATCATATTCGATATAAAATCAACATCCCCGCATACAGCCGGAATTTGCATTGCTTTTTCTCTTGTTATGGTTTCGTTATTGAGCAAAGCCGTTAAAAGCAGGTCGCTTATTTGTGGTTCGACAACCTGCGGTTCGCTTCGCTTTCGAAACAAGTCAAAAAGTCCCATTTCATCCTCCTATATTACTTGAATTGTAAAGTCAATCTGATTTAAGAAATAATCCTGCTGGAGAAGATATATAGCATTTATCAAACTGACAACCATGTCAACCTTCCCGGTTGATTTCTTTTTATTTACGTATTTATTCTTGTTTGTATCAAAGGTGCAACGTGCATTTTGAAAATTAATTTCAAGGAGCTTGTTCTTTTCGTAGGCAAATTCCTTGTTCAAAATCTTTTCCTGCAATAACTTGGTTGGCGGATGAAGCACGCTTGAATGTTGCCTTACTTCAACCATGTTATAGCCGGCACGCTCCAGCTTCTGTGCCGTTGAAAGTGCGTTCCAACGGTCAAAGCCTATTGCCTGGACCCGAACACTATATTTTGATTCTATATTTTCAATAAAATCTTCAACCACCCCGTAATCGATTATGCGGTCTCCACAAGCTATACACTTGCAAGCTCTTATAAACTCCCTATAATCAATTTTTTCGGATGCATTCTTTTCTTCCATCCTACCTTCAGGAATGAAAGCTATAACGTCAGCCAAAATCTTGTTATCATAATCAACGGATACCATGGCCACGCTTGTATTATCGTTGGTTTCCGAAAGGTCTAAGCCAATATAAACAACTCGTCCTCTCCAATCTATCTTTGATACGCGACATTCCTGCACATCCTTAATATCAATAAAGGTTTCTGTGCCTGCGCCTTGGTATATTATGTTACAATGCTTTGTAACAAAGTTCTCGCGGGAACTTTCAACCGCTACCGCTTTAGCACGTCTTTTAAGCAGATCCTTCCATATCTCGGGTATTTCTAAGGATACAGGATTGGCCTGTTTTAAAATCAAATCATTTGTTTCCCAGCCTTTCGTCTCGTCCGGTTCATAAAGAAGCGCAAACAAGGTTTCATCCTTAATCATTTTGTTAAGGACTCGCTTTGCATAATTAACCTCGGTTTCAAAAGGATTATCAATCGTCGGATATTTCGTCGATATGATAAAGCCCAGCTTATTTAATATGTTAAGCTGACCGGAGCGCATTGCCTCGATAGGATAGCTAATCGGCAAGGCTCCTACCTCGTCAGCCACAAATGCATTAGGCAGCTTACCATCCATTCTTGATGTTGAATAACTAAGCGGTGTATACTTCGTGGATGTCGGCTTAAACAATATATAGTCTCTCAAAATCTTGAAACGCTTTTTGCCGGCGTATTCATACACGAGAGGACTTGACCGGATTGTCTCTGCTATTGCCTCTCTTATTTCTCTGGATAATGCGCCGTCAGGCGCTACCGAATAAAAGTTCGCAAAGCATGGTTCCATCAGAAATAGCAGAATAAAGATAGTGGCAACTGTGTACGTCTTGAAGTTTTTTCTGCATATCTCTAACAACCCGGTTTCATATCTTCTTTTCTTGCGATTGTCACGATAAACCGTGCACATGATCGCCGTATAAAAAAGCCACTGATAACCGCATGTGCAATCGTACAGTGACTGTCCCGCTTTTAAGCCTTTCGGCATATTTAAAAGCTTAAGTATATTTTCAAGTTGTTTAACTTTCTTTTCGCTAATTACGTACTTCTTATTCTTGCCTTCGCAAGTCCTCATGAAGTCCTTCATCTGAATTTTTACATATTTCGGTGTAGTCTTTTTACGGACTGATTGTTTGCAAAACTCATAAGCCTTACTCTGAATCATCCTCATCAGCTCCGTTTATGATCTTCATAAGCGGGTCTTCCTCTGCCTCTTTGTCGTCCTCACAGAAGTTTTTGATAAACTTCATAAGTGTGGCAACCGTCTTATTGGCAGCATCCGCCGTTCTGTTGTATTCTTTGACTGCCGGATGTGCATACAGATTCTTTGCTTTGCCCGAATAGGTCTTTTCTGTAAGCATTCCGTCCTTTTTAATTGTTTCTTCAAGCTCATTCAACATGGATAATTGAACCTGATAGCGTTTAAAAGTCGTAATAAAGAAAAAATTTGACTGTGCGCCGCTTTTTTCCGCTATTTCAATTATCTCTTCCGCCTGCTTCGTAAGGTCGTATTTTTTTGCCATCTTCCTTATCCTTTCATCTCATTCGTGGCATCAAAAAAGCACCCGGAAAGGTGCTTTTAAATCTTATAGTTTAATTGTTCTTATTTCTGCGCTGTCATGATTGACGATAAATTCCGGCATACAAATTGCTTTGCCATCTTCTTTTAATATTACAACCGGTCCGCTTCGCCAACCGCCGATTTCATCACCTGTTAAGTTTCCAAAAACGAATGCCGTTTCATACTCTGTACAGTGATCTATTCCATCCATTAAACTTTTTGCTTTTTCATATGCTTCATCAAAACTAATCATTTTTTACCTCCTGTTCTTGAGCCTGCCGGCTCAACCGATTTTTTCATTCTATCCGAAAATTTTAAGTTGTCCGTTCTAACCAGTTTTACACTATTTGTTTTTACCTTTGCAAAAAGTGTAGCCGGATTATATTTCGCTCCTATCTGAGCATCAACGTAATAAGTCTTTCCGCTCTGACGTTCAACATTAAATACATGACCTTTACCATCTGACCATTGAATGGCAACCACGGCTCTTGAGCCGTTGCCATATTGTGACATCTTGTTTTCAATGTTGCTTTGAACAGCTTTTGCATTTTTGCCGGATACATTCTCAGTCTTAGCATTCTTAAATGCTCCTTGCCAATGCCCGTTTCCATGTGTTTGCTTTGGCAGTTTATCACCTTGAAAAGTCGGCTGAGCTGTAACATCATAGCCACGTCTTCTTGCTTCATATGCCACCACCGCCCTTTGACAGTTTTCTGAAAACTCCTTATAAGAACCGTCATAATATGGATTTGCTCCCTTAGCCGCCTTATATATTGACATTGGTCTTCCACGCTGTCCAAGTGCTTCTTTTAATGTTTGAGGGTTTTGTACATTTGGCGTTGTAGACCACTTTCCACCTCCCCCGCCGCTACCTGTTGGATTAGCTGTCGGAAGGTCTGCGCCTCTTCCTCCAAATAATTGTAAATCTATTTTCATTGCTTTTCAATACCTCGTAAATTTTTTACAACATCATTTTCAAAACATACTGTCTTTATATCTCCAAAATCAAAATCGATTTTTTCTCCATAAAGCAAAATTGCCGCAGGATCAATCCGATCAAGCATTTCTTCCATTCCGTCTTTCCAAATATTAAGCTTTGCCTCATCCTCTTTAACGCCTATTGTTGAAACTGATACTATACTGTTTTTCGGTATTCCCAAAAAGCAAAACTCAAAGGTTGCCGGTTCTGCCCAAGAAACTGTCGGAATGACTCTTATTCCTTTGCTTTGATAATAAGCTCCAATATGTCGTGACCTGTAAACGTTCCAAATCTTCATCGGCATCGGCATATTAAGATAAAGCGAAAAGTCCGGGCTTAATATGCAATCATACTCAAACAGTATATCCGTATATTTTTCAGGATTATTCCAAATGCGCTCGAATTGGTAATCATCCAAATAAAAATGAATACCTGTTTGTTTTTCCTTGCTTGTCTTTGCATAATTAAAGCCTATCAGCCTGTCAGGAATAAATCCGTCATTTTTTATGGTCGGCATCTGCCAAAAATCCGCTGTCAGGATTGAAGTGTCCAGCGTATCTAGGTTATAACCCGATACAGTTCGTTCTCTTTCGTCGCCATAATAGCCGATATCATCGTTTTTATTTTCATCAAAGCTTATATCAATATCAAAGCCCGACATATCAATTTCTATTTCTTCAAGCTCTTTTTGTAAAAGCTCCATGTCCCATGTTGCCACTTCCGCAACTTTGTTGTCGGCAATCCTAAAAGCCTTAATTTGATTTTCGTTTAAATCGTCAGCCCTTACACATGGGATTTTTTTCATACCGAGTTTTTTAGCTGCTTTGTATCTGGTATGACCCGTTACAATGACATTGTTCTTGTCAATAACCATCGGTACTTTAAAACCGAACTGTTTTATCGACTCCATAACGCCGTCAACTGCTGCCTCGTTATGTCTCGGGTTGTTTTCATATGGCTTTATTTTTCCAATTTCTATTTCTTCAACCTTTAAATCCGTTTTCATTACTTTTTTCCCGTTTTGTTTGTCAACCATGCGCTTTTCCCCTGTTTTTCCAAAAAAATTCATGAAAAATTTTTATTTTTGTGGATGAAGGTAGGCGTGTGGTCTTGCTTTTATCTAAAAAGAGGAGACTTAAAGGACGGGGGTATTTTACCGACACGCCCACCTTATTTGTCATTAGCTGACTTTATCTATTTTTCCTCTCTTGCCTTTGCCAAGGCTTCAAGGTATGCTCTTTCTATTAAATTTTTTTCTGCTTTTTTATGACATTCTTGACACAAACAAATCAAATTATAATTGTCTAAAAGTTTTGTTTCATCTTCTTTGACCTTGACTATATGATGTACTTCAAGATCATCATAAACATATTTATTATTGTCTTTGCAAACTTCACAAAGAAAGTTTGCTTTTTCTCTGACCTCAAGGGATTTACGGGTCCATCGGGATTTTGAGCGGAGTTTGCGCTCATCTCCACCATTATATGTTCTTTTTGTTTCACATACAAAGTTGTATGGATGCAGACGGCCGCATTTTGGACAGGCTTTAAACATGGCTTACACCTCTAAGATTTGACCTATATATAGCTTTGCATCAACGTTTAGATTGTTAATTCGTGCCAGCTCCGCCAGGTCATGGCCGTATGTGGCTGCTATTGATTTCAAACTGTCGCCGAGCCTTACCGCATATCTTTGGCGCTTATACACAGCTACTGCCTCTGTGTTTTCTGTGGCTGCTGCCTCTTCGGCTTCCGGTTCTTCGCTTTCTGTCTCCAGGATAACTGCTGCCTCTTCTTCTGCTGCTTCTGCAGCTGCTGCCTTCTGTTCTTTTAATATTTCTTCAACTTCGATTGTATCTTTTTTCTTCATGTTTTCCCTTTCTGTGCGACGTCGCACAAATGCAAAAGAGACAAGCGCCAGCCTGCCTCTTTTGTTTTGCCGATAGGAGATATCATTTAATGGTTCAAAACATTCTTTGATGATATTATTATAGCATGGTAAAAACTATCATTTTCTATCATCTTTTATTTTTCTCTTGACCTTCTGATTTGCCCTAAAATACGGTAAATTTGAACTTCCGAATAAGAAATTTCAAGAGAAATTTTACGCACTTTTTTTCTTTCAAAGTATCTTTTGACGTAAATTACATCATCTATTTCTTCGCTCTTGGTCAGGTTTATTTTTGCCAGCTCCAAGACTCGTTGTCTGTCATTAACAAGCCGCCTTGCATATTTGATTTTTGGTTCAAGCTCTTCAAGGGATATAACATAGCTTTCAAGTACATTGCCATCACCGCTTCCTTGAACCTTATCCTTATCGTAGCTTATGCCCTTTGGTTGGGTCTTAAGAAATAATAATTCTTTCTTGTCTGTCAGCTCATTTAAATTATTAACCGCCCTTTGATATTTACGTTTTGCCTCTTCGTATTCTAAGTAAACCACATTCATACCTTCCCTTTTTATTATTTGCCGCCTAACATCATTTCTGTATTTCTTGTATCTATAAGCATTGGCGAAAAGTTACTGTTAGCTATTATTTGTTCGTAAGCGTAACATTTAGCCTTGAGTTCTCCTAATTCCTTGCTCATTTCAACTGATGTCATTTCGGTTGATACCCATTTGTGAATTGCACCCCACAAAGCGTCTTTTTCGGCTTGGCTATAAACTATATGGTAGTTGTGTCCATCGCTTTTATATGTTGCTTGGCAAATAAGTTCGACAAGATTTTCCAAATTCATTTCTTACCCTCCCTTTATACCTTAACGTTGAATCCTTGATATATTGCATTCCCCAAAGCTTGTACTAACTGCTCATCCTGGGCATAATCGTTGTACCCAAGATGGACAAATATGCCATGTACTATTTCATGGCAAAGTGCCTCGTCCTTGCTTTCTTGTGACATATCTTTGTTAATTCTGATTTCGCAGGCTTTATAATCTATCTGACCAAAGTGGGTATCAACATTAAAGTTGTCCTCGCACTCAATTACTTTGTGTGGTATTCCACATATATTAACAATCATTACTTTTTTCTCACTTTCTGCCATATTCTAAACACTTCTTTAGAGTCAAGATAATACCATCCATCAACGTTATACCTTAAATATCTGCAATATGCCGATTTATTACCCTGTTTCGAGTCATAAGGATTTCTTTTAATAGCCTCGTCTAATGTCACTCTTTATCCCTCACTTTCTGCTATATAAATTACTTTTGTCCCATCTTTTAACCAAACAATAATTGCGTTTGGAATACCTTTTGAAAGCTGTGGCACATGCATTTCAACCGCCGGTCTGTAATCCTCTACTCCTATGAGTGGAAACTTATCACAAAATTCATTATAAATATCTCCGTATGTTTTCATTCCTTATCCTCACTTTCTCAATCCGGATTAAATACCATTTCCAGTTTATTGACTGCATCTTTCAAACCTTGTCTGTAGTGCTCTTGATATATTTCATCAATTCCACCATTAAGCAACTCAATTAACTTATTACAGTTTTTATCATCCACAACATCAATAACTCCATGAATATTAAGTGCTAATCTCCGCAAGGTTTCTATTGTATTAATACAGCTTTTTCGTTCTTTTTTTGTCATTCGCACACCTCTTTTAAATGTTTATCTATAAGCTGAGTCGCCAGATACAAGCCTTTGTTCCTGCCATGATCATAATCGTTCTCGACCCTACAGTAGCATTCAATGATTTCATCTTTAAGGCTCGTTAATGTTTCACGTTTAATTTTGCGGATTAATCCCTTGCGTGTTTCAAGAGTCTCGTTAAGAGCATTGCAAATCTCATCGCACAATTGGACTGTTTCATTTTTACTTAAATCATCATCCTGGCATTCTGCCTTATCAGCCATAACCGCAAGGCTCTTTGAAATGTCTGTCAAATAACTTGAAATGGCTCCCAGCATCCATACGACCATTTCTGGAAATAATCCTTCTGGTGTTTCTTTTGCCATTTCATCAAAACGCTCACACAATTTTTTATTTTCCTCTATTCTGCTCATTTTGTATCTCCTTCATTCTTCATCAGGTTTCTTGTACCCATAAGTTTTTTGGGCCCAGGCGTCCGGATCACTTAAGTACTCTTTTAACTCTTCTCCCCACTGCTGCCTTAGTATGTCTACATCCTCTATATCGATACCGAACTCAACACGGATAAATTCCTTTGTCCTGTGCGTTCTCATAAATGCAAAATATTTACCTTTGTCGATTGATGCAAATAATTTTTGCTTTTCTTCCGGCAAAAATGACCAGTCTGTATTATTTCTTACTATTGCTTTTGGTTTTAAAAGTGTTTTTGCAGCCTTAGGCTTTGTTCTCGTCGCTTTTGATTCTATTTTCTTAACCTTGTTAATGTCCTCAACTTTTGCCTTTAATTCAGCCTTTTTATCTTCTCGAACACTTTGTTCGGGTTCTGTTACCGGCTTATGTTCATCTTTTTTAAAAAAGTCATTTAACACCGCATTACATTGCATTTTTATATTTTGGGAATCCAATCCCAAAATAACCTCATTTACACATGATATGCATACATGGACGTCATTAAACAGGTCTTCATCCCAGTCATTATGAGGTTTAATCTCGTATGGCTTATCGGTTGTCGTTCCACATCTATCACATACATAGCTTATTACTTTCATGTATCTATTCCTCCATAATTTTCTTTTGCTGTTATTTCATGCCCTTTTATTAGTTGCCATATGGTCCTCCATTCGTTTACATTGGCCACAGGCTTACCTTTAGCATTTTTCCAGTCCGACAAGCTCCACTTTTCAAGCCATTCATTTAATATGTTCACAATATAGGCATTGTTAGCATATATGCTTATATGTGACGGTTTATTAAATCGTGATAAAGCGAATGCGAGCGCAGATATATAGCCTTTATTCGTAGAGCCTGCGTACTGTTTAAGCCATTGCTTATGATATTTTTTTCCTTCCGGAAGTTGACAATATAAATCAATGGCATATAACCTATCTTTCCTTGACAGTTTCAAAATAACATTTGGCATCAACTTTCTTCTTTCTTCTCTGTCGTTAACTTATATCCGGTGATTAAATTGCCTTTTGAATTTAATCCGATATGGTATCTTTCACCGGTGGAAAGTTTCACATCAACTGCTGCCGCTTTTTCAACAAGTGCCACAATATCTATGGCCTTAAGTAAAAGGCTGCTTATCTGCTCATCTTCCTCAATTGCCTTAAAGAAACCTGCTGCCTTTTTGCGCCTTATCTTCATGTTCTTATAGCGCTTAGCATCTTCGCAATCACATTTCATAATTGCTGCTTCCATTCTTTCCTGTTCGCTTGCTTCCTCATCCAGGTCAATCATATTTATTTGACCGCAATATTTGCATGCTTCCTGTATCATGTTTACCCTCCTACAATGCTATTTCTTCGATTTTTGCTCTTTCTTCGTAAATATCCAAAAGCTGGTTCATGGTTTCAAACTGTCTACTTAAAAGCTCTTTTGGACATTTAGGTTCAAAACTTAAGTTGTCCCAGTCGAACAACATCTTTTCAAGTTTTTCATGTCTGATTTTCGTCTGGTAGTATTCAGCCTTAAATCTTTCTTTCCAATCTTCTGACAACATCATATCTGTTGTTTCGTTTAAATTTTGTGGAAAGTTAGTCGTTTCCTCTTCATTTTCGACTTTTGGCTCTTCGTTTTTCTCTTCTTTTTCAATTTCTTCCGTTTCGGCAAAGTTAGTCGGAATCTCGCTTTCAGCGTTTTCAATCTCTGTGTTGCAGTTTTCGACTAACTTTGCGGATTTTTCGTCTTGACAAAGTTCGTCCTTTTCTGCCTTTGAAGGCTCTTTAATCTCTGTGTTCGGCTTTTCGACTAACTTTGAGCTATCCTCATCTTCAATTTTTGGTTCTTCTATACCCGGAATTAAATCCATAAAATCCATAAAGCTATAATGTGTTTTATTGCCTGCTGCCATTATGGTAAATCCGGTATCTTTTATCATTACCTGCCATCCCATGTGCCGCCAAATTTTAAACTTGCTCGGTGCAATTACGGCCAGCACGTCATCCGCTACCCAGTCTTTCAACTTCTTTAATGCTTTAAGTTCTTTTATGTTTTCCGGGTCTTGGTATCGCTCCTTGACTATTTGTTCAAGCATATTGTCGGCTGCTGCCGCTTCAGGTTCATTCATAAAGGCTTTTGCTTCTCTGATTTCTTTTACTGTTGCATCTGCCGGAATTTCTTCTCTTATGTCTTCCGGAATGCCTAACATTTCCGTAAGTTTACTTGAACCATATCCCCTATACTTCGGATCTATTTCTTTTGAATTGCCTTCAAGGGAATACTGGTCGTTAAGCTGCATAAATCTTAAGGCCTGTGTACGGGTGATATGATATTCTTTATCAACGTATTCATATACCGATGAATATCCGGCTTCTTTGTAAAGCTCTCCATCCCTTGCCTGCTTAAACAAAAATCCCAGTTCAATAAAGTTGTTTGATATGTGTTCGAGTTTCTGTTTAATCTCTCTGTCCATGTCAGCGAAACACTGCCATATTGTTAATTGTCCTTCCATTAGCTTGCTTTCCTCTCTTTCTTCTTGTCTAATTGTTTAATCCAGCATTCAAGCCATCTATCAATTTTCTTTGGATTATCGCCCTTTTTGTCATATGCCATATACCATTGAAGAATCTTTTTATCTTTTGGATCGTACTCAACGGTGATATACGGAACATCCGGCGCATCTTTATAGCGCAAGAAGCATATTACAGATATTTTGTTTTTATGTTTTTTGATATAATGTTCCTGACCAACGCAATGATGTAGTGTCCTTCCCTCGTTAATTATCTCCCTTGCATCGGCTGCTGCTCTGATTGTAAAATCGCCTCTTGCAAAATCGTATTTATGTGTGGCTTTCATAGGATATTGTTTCAACATCTTATTGATAAATTCTTCGTTTTTTCTTTTATTGCTCTCCAAAACCATGTCATTATGAACCTTGCGCAGATTCTTTGGAAACAAGAACACTGTGTTCGTCAAGTCATAGCCAAGCTCTTTTCTCATTTGCAAGTAGTCCAAGTATGTTGACAGGGACCATTTTCTGTTTAATGCTTTGATAGCGTTTGTCGGACTCATATATTCTATTAGTCGATCAAAATAATAAAATCTGTGGTTTCCTACAATGTATTCAATTTGGTCATATGTTATCTTCCAGCCTTTTTTCTTTTTTTGAAGTAGGCTTAACACATTAAAGCTATGATTTTTTCTAAAGAACTGCCAATCATTATGATCAATCATTAGGATATCTTTTAAATCCTTTGCCTTTTTATCGATATAACCAACTCTACCTTCTTTATACTCAATATCTTCTGCTATTTCTTTAAATCCGGCTTTTCTTATCTTTTCAATAACAGGGCAACGATTATAGGCTCTTAGCTTCCAAACTTTGGTGATATCATCAAAATATTTAAATTTTTCTTGTAAAACTGCCTTATTGATAATATTTTCCGTGTAATTATAAAAGGTGTGGCCATAATTGTTTGTATCCCAAATGTCTGTATTTCTCCAGTTATCGTGTAAATGATAGATGTGAAATGTTGCGCCCGGAAAAAGGTACTGTCTGAAGGTCTCCACTATTTCTGTTCTGACCTGATAATATGGCACAGTCTCATAGCCTATTTGAAACAATCGCATGATTAACCCGTCTTTGTGCTTCATCACATAATAAGCATTGATAAAGTTCTTAATAGGATTTTTGTTGCGGTTTAAATATTCTACTTTGGATTGACATACCGGACATTTTCCAAACTTATGAGCCTCAACCTCTTCAACGTGTTCGGCTGCTGCCTCAAACACATCATCCGATAAATGCTTATACTGTTTTTCATATACTGCTCCGCAAGCTGAACATGTACACGTTGCTATTCCTTTATTCTTTTTAAAGAATGAATAAAACTCTGCGTGTTTCCATGCGTATTTCTCCACAGCCTTTGGCAAATTTTTGATTTTACCTGCCTGAGCAAACAGCTCTTTTTCTTTTTTATTCATGTAGGCACCTACTTTCTGTAATAATCAAGTGCCATATTGAACACTGTAAGATCGGGCAGATACGGTTTATCTTTTGTAACTATCTTTCTTGCCTCAGCTTCCACATGCTTAAGGCATTCGGCCAATGATTTGCTTTTTTTACGAATGGCTTTAGCAATGTCATCTTCCATACAGCGTGATGTCAAATATTCCACTATAGGCTCTGCCGGTATCTTCTTTTCATAGTCCTTAACGGCTTTTTCTTTCTTTTCCACTTCCAGCTTTCCAACTGCGGCCGTGAATGTATCTACGTATACGTCATTGTCATTGAAGTTTAAGCCGTTTTCTTTGGCCAAAATTTTAAGGCTGTTAAAGTCGCCTTCTGCTTTTAAAGCATCGATAACATCAAGCATTTCTTCTGCTGAGTCAAATTCTCCGAATGTTTCGTACATGTTTTGAACCTCCTAAATTCTTAAATTGCTGACCCTTACCATCGTGTAATATTGATATGGCCAACCTGTTAGTTCGCTTACTCCTTCGGTTATGTCTTTTAATACATAGCCAAGCGGAACCTTTGGTTTTTTCTTCCACGAGGAAGCTTTAACCTTTTCAATCTTTGGTTCAGGTCTGATAAGATTACGGGAACACGAGTAAGATTGTTTCTTTTCTCCCTCTTCAGGATCCTTTATCTCCTTGATGAAGTATTCAGCCAACTTTTCATACTGACCGGTATCATCAAGGAAGGTATATTTCGGACGCCCTCGCTCCCATAATCTGTTAATAAGTGCCGCGCTGTTTTCATTCTTTAGCGCATTAACTATTAAATGATGGTGAATAGCTTTTCTTTGCCATTCGGTTGTGATCACATATTTTAATTCCATTCCCCTTTTTTTATACTCACGTCTGAGTACTCGAAGGAATTTCTTTAAAATCGTTTTAGCCTCTTCCGGTGTAGGGCGCTCTTCTTTTTTATAGGTTAATACCAGGTGGATGTCGCCCTCTTCAAAGTTGGTATTGATTAATCTCCTAAGTCGCTTAATCTGATTGCGTTTATTTATCTTTTTTATCTGCTCGGGAGTCGGCTTCTTTCTTTTCTCTCTTTTTTCTCCCGGTGGATAATCTCTTCGGTAATATTTTTCTACCTCAATAACTCTTCCTGTTATATATGTTTTTTTAACGTACATTGTTCCAAAGTTAATATACTTAATCAAGCGTTAAAACCGCATAAATTGCGGTTTAGGTCTTGATTTTTCAGAAAGAATATGTTATTATAATTGTTGTAGAACGATTATAATATTTCATTTAATAGTCCTTTCTATTGTTGAAAAAACAAGATTTTTTCGGAAGTGTCCCTCAACACTTCTTTTTTTGTGCTTAATTAAGCATCCTTTCGTATTATTCAAATAAAAAACCACTATCCTGAATATGGATAGTGGTTTAATACTGCAAAAGGATTAAATATCTGCTGTTATCATTATTATTATTTCATCTGTTTCTATATTATCTAAGGCTTTCGGAAATGGTTCACCGTTGTCCCTCAATGTCAATAAGTATCCCTCTAATACTTCTTTTGCATTATGTTTTATTTCCTCTAATGTATCCCCCTGTGTCTGACAACCTACAAGGTCTGGAAACTCAGCCCAAAAGCCTGGGCTTTCCTCATGTAATATAGCCGGATATGTTCTTTTCATCTTCATCAACTCCTTGAAGCTGATTATATCAGATTATTGCCCCACTATCCATATTCAGTTTTCAATGTGCAGTATATATTTAGTGATAGTCGATTATCTGACCATCATTTATTTCAAGCTCTATGCTTAATCTATCTATCATTGCTATCGATATTCTGTTTAGTTCTTTTCTTGCAGCTTCTTTATAAGTCTGCTGCCTCTTTGTATTCTTTAATCTTTTCTTTAACCACGTAAACATAGTCTGTTACCTCTCCTTTTTCTGTTTTTTCATCGGCGTAAGTTCTTCCGCCGTTATATGCCATCAGTGCCCAGTCAAGACCTTTGCCGGTGTCTAAATATGCTTTTATTAATTTCATTCCTACTGTTATATTTTGGTATGGATTATAAAAGTCGTTACCACCCATGGCTTCCAACAAGCCTTGGTGCACGTCTGCGTTAATTTGCATCATCCCCAGGCATGTGCCATTTTGGGCTTTGGGATTGAAGCTTGATTCGGTATCGATAATTGCTATGATAAGAAATGGATCTATTCCGTCACTTTCACAACAAGTAAAAATCCAATGCTGCATGATTGCATCCATGGGAATATCAAGTATCTTTTCAGGTGCGGCCGCAACCTCTTCTATTGTTTCCGGTTCAACTGCTGCCGTTTTTCTTTCTACTATCTGAGCCTTGTTTTCTTTTATAGTTGGTTCTTTTGTGTGCTCTGCTGCCGTTACGGCAATTAAGCTAAATGTAGTAAGCAGCAAGACACTACTTAATATCTTTAATCTTTTCAATATGTTCTCTAACCTCCCTGTTTACACGGTCCATCCACAGCCACGCGCCGAATTTTGTCTTTTCACGGGCTATTTCCTCATAATATGCTTTTTCAATGCTTATCATCTCGTGATATAATTCTGCTGAGCTTCCCACTATTGTGACTTTTCCGTTATCAGTTTTTATCATTTAACTTCTCCCACTTGTGCGACGTCGCACAACTTAATCTAAGTAATTTTTGCCAAATTCGTACATAAAGAACTCACGTGTTCCATAAGTCTTTTCAAATGCCTTTTGGCCAAGTTCGTGTAGCAGCTTTTTATTGTCATTCTTGCCTTCTCTGTGAACCGCATTGTCCCCAAGCCTATGACAATCAACGCATAGCCACACCGTTAATTTGTATTTAGTTGATTTTTTTCTGTTTGATGTAGAACCGCCAAAGATATGATGCTCTTCAAGCGGCACATACGAAGTCCGTCTACAGCCGCATAAGAAACATGCGTCTGTATCAGACTGAATAATTGACTTTCTTCTCATTACCTGCTCCCTTTTTTATTTGTTACATTTAACCTTCGTATTTATAGCCCGTAAACTCCCACAACTTCTTTGGGCTTATATAAACGTTTGATCTTTCGCCGTTTCTTTGAACGACTCCAATCGGAAGCCAGCCTTCCTCTATTCCGGTTCTGACAAATATTTCACTCTTGCCGAATACCTTGGCCGCAACCTTTGTCGGAACTCCTCCCGGCGGAAAGTCCGGAACGTTTAAATCGCTTATTAATCTCTTTATATCGTCTACGTTTGGGTCTATTATTCCTACCATGATGTGCTCCTTTCTGATATTTTTTTCATCCAATGCTTTGTTTAAGTAACACTTGTCAAGTGTTACTTAATTGGTTATGCGTAGTATAACCACGCGCTTTTACTGATCGGCCGCTGCCGCTTCCGCAATTTGTTTTTCTTTCATAAAGCTCATCCCTTCTCCGAATGATAAAAATCTGTCTTTTTCTGCTTCTGTCATCTTCGACAGGAGGTCTTCTAATGTTTCCATGATTTGTTCTTCTTTACTCAATGTAGCTTCCATTTACTCACTCCTTTGTTTGTGTGACATAATTTGTTGTTCTTGCGACCATTATATGTCACGTCAACAACATTGTCAAGATATTTTTTGTTGTTCTTGTGACATTTTATTCTTGACATTGTTGTTTGTCTGATTTAAAATCAAAATTACTAAGAACCAAAAGGCAGGTGAAAAAAATGAATGAACGATTAAAATTATTAAGAAACACTTTAGGATTTACGCAACAACAATTCGCGGAAAAGCTTGGTGTTAAACGTAATACAATAGCGCAATATGAAATTGGTCGAAATGAACCTATAGATAGTGTTGTTAATCTCATAGTTCGTGAATACCATGTCAATGAAGACTGGCTACGTAATGGCCATGGTGAAATGTTCATTGCTCCATCCAGGGATGAGCGAATAGTTGACTTTGTAAATTCTTTACAATTTGAAACTGATGAGTCTTTTAAGAAGCGTCTTATATCTGTCTTATCAGGATTGAATGTGGATGAATGGAAAGTCCTTGAAGACTTTGCTAAGAAATTATTTGAAGAAAGAGAAGAAAAATAAGCCTGTCGGAAGTTCCGGCAGGTTCATTCGTTTACAAGGAAGGTGATGTTATGCGTTTACCTAATGGTTACGGATCCGTTACCAAATTAACCGGCAAAAGGCGCAAGCCTTGGGTTGTCCGCGTTCGCGGAGTAAAAACTTGGTCGGATGAAAAAGAAGATTATTATTATGACCGTGTTATTTTAGGATATTACAAGACAAGGCAGGAAGCTTTGCAGGCTTTGGCCGAATACAATGAATCACCGTTCCAGGTTAGGGACGGTAATATTACTTTTGGCCAAGTATATGAACTTTTAAAACCAGACTACGAAAACAAATCCGAATCCACAAGGGCAAGCCGTGAAGTTGCATTTCGTTATTGTGCTCCTCTTCACGGCATTAAGTTACGAGATATTCAGGCATCCATGCTGGAGGCTGTTATCGATAATTGTCAAAAGACTGCTGCCACAAAGAAAGTTATTAAGTCTCTCATGAGTTCCATCCTTAAATACGGAGTAAAAAACAATTTGGTTGTTAAAGACTATTCACAGTTTATACGTATTGAAGAATCTGAACCCACATATGAAAGGACCGTATTTTCACGAGATGAAATTAATAAGCTTTGGGAGCATTCGGACAAATGGGATATTCAAATACTTCTTATGCTGCTTTACTCCGGGTTAAGAGTAAATGAGCTGCTTAAAAACTATGCAGATAATGTGGATCTGGACGAAAGATATATATACATTCCAAAAGAGTTGGCCAAAAACAATTCTTCGGTTCGATATGTTCCGATCCACGACAAAGTATATCCTTTCTTTAAGGAATTTAAAGAACGTGCTATTGAATATGAGCGTGAAAAACTTATGATTAATCCTTCCGGTTCTATCGTGGCTTACAACAACTTTGCTACGCGAAACCTTAAAAAGATTAACGAGCTTATGGAAGTCCCTCACCGCTTCCATGATACAAGGCATACTTTCGTAAGCCAGGCACACACTTTAAGATTAGATGATCTGACGATAAAAAAGATTGTTGGGCACTCCCCCGACGGAGTCACTAAAAAAGTGTACACCCACATTTCCTTAACCGAAATGAGAGATGAAATCAATAAATTACACTACTAA